GTGAAACGCCGATTTCTTCTGCTGTCAATGCCAGTATCGCAAGCTCCAAAGCATCGGCGCAGAACTACTCGGTAAGCCGGGTCAATCATCTAGGCCAAGATGCTTACCTGACGCTCACGAAAGCCGGAGACTACACGGTCGAGGCCGTTTATCTCCAAAGTCCGACGATCCTGAGCGTAACAAACACGGCCACGATCACGATCCCCACTGATGCCAATGCACCCAATGTGCCGGTGGGAGCGATCCTACTAATACTTCAGACCAGCGCCAGTGTGGTGACCGTTGCTGGTGCGGGTGGGGTCACGCTTCTCTCTGCGACGACCCTCACAGGAGCGGGGAAGAACTCGCTATTGATGCTCAGAAAGATCGGGACGAACACATGGCATGTGGGTTACGGAGTAGCCGGCACTTCGTCAGGAACGACTCCCGCCCCAGTGGCAAAGCCGACATTCACCGTCCCGCCGACGATCAGCTACAGCGCGACGGTTTCGGGGTCGGTTCTGACTTGTTCTACAGGGACGACGGACGATGCGGGGGCGACCCGTACCTATCAATGGGGATTCATCGATACCCTGACGAACCCTGGGACCACCTACGATCAGCCTGTATTCCCAGCGGATACGGACAATTCCTACACGACGGTCCTGGCCGACGTAGGTTCTACGATGTGGTGCGAAGTCACTGCCACAAACAATGGCGGTTCTACAGTCGCTCGGGCTGTAGGTCCAACCATCACGGGGGCCGCAGCTCCACCTCCACCGCCTCCACCGACAAACGTCACGCGCGGGACAACGCTGACTAGCTTCACGCCGATGGCCGACATCACGGCGCTGAGCAACTCCACGTATCACGGCCTGTCGTTCAGCGGGTCAGGGGTCAAGGTCACCGTTCCGAACAACGTCTCCGACGTGCTATTCGAGGAATGCCAGTTCGTCACCTCAAGCAATGCTTGTGCTTTGGTTCAAGGCGTGAGAGTGACTTTCAGGCATTGCACGTTCCTGGATTCTCCCAGAGGAATCCTGTTGAATGCGTCGAGTAACGTGACTATCGAGCTATGCCGATTTGAAGGATGCTCTACTGGCGCTCAGTTTACGGGCCATGCAATCGAGAACGACTACAACGCTGGTCCTACGGTGATCGATTCCAATCACTTCATTGGGACCTACAACTCGGACTGCATCTCCAATTTCCAATCATCCCGCGTCACGTTGACGAACAACACCGGGACGGTGAACATCACCGAACCATCGGGAGCCGCATTCACCATCGGTGATGGGACCGTCCCAACGAACAGGGGACAAGACAACTACATCGCGTTCAATCAGATCAATCAGACCGGTGTGGGCGTTCCTTCGGGTGTCTTTGGCTCTGATGGAAATACGGTCATTGAGTACAACTGCTTCCCTCAAGGGATACAGGCGTATGCCTACCCCAACGAGAACCCGGGCAGTTTCCTCGGGGTGGTGATTCGACACAACCTCATCAACTTCGGGGCTTCGTATCTGCCGATGCCCACCAGTTCCTATGGCGGCGCCGAGTTCTCCACCAATGTCAACGGTACTAGCTGCGCATTGACGCCAACGCCATGACAATCAACACGTACGGAACCCTCAAGACTGCGGTATCGAACTACCTCAATCGCTCCGATCTGTCTGGATATATACCGGACATCATCAGTTTTGGGGCTCAACGGATCTTCTATGGGAGTGGAGATCCTTACGCGACGCCTCCCCTCAGAGTCCCGGCAATGATGGCGCAGGACACTGGTTCGGTAGCTGGGGGCTACATCGCATTTCCTGCCGAGTTCATCGAGCTGATCCGCATCGCTGCGGTGTCTGGGGCAAGAACCTACAAGTTGGAGTATCAGCCCTTGACGGCTTTCGAGGCCGACTCTCCTAGTTCAGCTAGCTGGTACACCTACCGGGATAATGCGATCTACACCGGGGTCGATGCTTCGACGGACTACGTTCTCGACTACTACCAGAGCTTTACCCTGACTAACGACACGGACGAGAACTGGATCCTCACCAATGCTCCGAACGTCTATGTCTATGCTTCTCTGCTCGAATCAGCGCCATTCATCGGAGACGACCCCAGGCTAGCGCTTTGGCTGAGTCTGTACCGTAGTGCTGTGGCGGGACTGAATCGGACCACTGCTCGGCAGGGGTCAGGATTGGCAGCGAGGCTGAAGTGAATCCTTTGCTTGGTTTCTCGCCAGACTTCCCGACGACGACTCCGGGAATCATCGTTGACTGCACGAACTTCGTCCCCTATGAATCAGGGATGAGGGCGGTCGATAGCGTCGCTACTTATGCCGATGCCTTAGCTGCTGAGTGTCTTGGGGCGGCGACGCTAACTAAGTTGGATACTTCCAGACGAGTCATCGCGGGGACTACTTCAAAGATCTATGAACTGTCAGGTACTTCGTGGAGCGATGTGTCTGCAGGAACCTACACCTTGGGAGCTACTTCCCGGTGGTCATTTTGCCAGTTCGGTGATACCTCGCTTGCATCGAACATCGATGAAACCATACAGAGCAGTTCTTCCGGTGCTTTCGCGGCTATCTCAGGGGCTCCGCAGGCTGCGGTAATCGAATCCGTCCTGTCATCCGGTGGTGGATTCGTCTTTGCGTTCAACACCATTGATGGGACGTATGGGACATCACCTGATCGGTGGTGGTGCTGTGCGGTCAATGACCAGACATCCTGGACACCAAGTATTGCCAGCCAATGTGCGACAGGCCGATTGCTAGGCTTTGAAGGACCGATTCTATCGGCGAAGAAGTTCGGATCTGATCGGATCGTGGCTTACAAAGCCGAATCGATCTACTTCGGCACCTATGTCGGGGGTGATGCGGTCTGGGCCTGGACTGAAATACCAGGGTTCGGCTGTGCTGGTCTCGATGCTGTGGCGAACCTGGGTACGGCTCATTTCGTGGTCGGGATCGACAATATCTACATCTTTGATGGTGTCAGACCCATCCCTGTCGCTGACAACCTGCGGCAATGGTTCGTAGACAACAGCTCTGCGTCCTACCGATACCGAACCATTGTTCGTTTCGAGCGCAATCGAAACCTAGTCTGGATATTCTTTCCGAACGCCGGGTCTGCTGATGGGCGACCTGATATGTGCCTGGTCTATAACTTGGTCTCAAAGCAATGGGGCCGGGCCGATCAGAGCGTAGAAGCGGCGATGTTGTTCGTCTCCCCTTCCGTCACTTTCGACGCGGATACGGGGACGTTCGACTCTGCCAATGGGACATTTGACGAGGTTCCTTCGGGGACTCAGATCATGTCCGTGTTCACCACGTCGCATGTCCTATCGCTGTTGAACGGAACGCCGGGGTCCAGTAGTTTTACCCTTCACTACCTAGGCGATGACTCGCAAGTCAGCCGAGTCACGGAAGCGAGGCTCAGGTACATGAATCAACCCTCATCGGCTTCCATATCGGCGTTCTACTCCATGGCGACTGGGGGACCTGTAAGCACTGGCGATATCCAGTCGGCCTATGACGTACCCGCGAATGGAGACAACCGGTTCACCTTGAGGCAAACGGCCCGCTGGCACAGACTGAAGTTTTCATTCACTGGAACCACCAAGGTGATCGGGTATGACGTGCCATTGATCCCGATGGGTCGGAGATGAAACTAAGACTACAGGGTCGACTTCCGCTGAATGTGGACAAGGACCTCGGGTTTTCTCTAGGTACCCTGTTGAGAGAGATCGAGAACGCTTTTAACGAAGTCGAGGGAGTCGTTTTGGACACAGCCACTCATAGCGCCTCTATCACGGCTGATGCTTTGGTGAAGACCGGGAAGGGCAAGTACAAGGGATACTTGGTCAATGTCATCACGGCCGGCGGGACTATCGACATCCGGGACGCAACCTCAGCAGGAGCCGGGACGATCATCGAAAGCATTCCCATTGCCAAAGCCGTGGGGAGGTACGAGACCAATCGCCCATGGTCTTTCGAGACCGGCATCTATGTCGATTTCAACGCTGCTACGGGGACGGTGATCGTGCTCTATGAATGATGTCAGGGTCGTCAAATATCCGCGGATCGACCACCTATCGAGTGCTCATTGGCGAGAGTTTCATGACCACGATCCTAGTTTCAATGAGGAGTATCTAAAGCACTCGATCTGTGTTCAGGCTTTTGATGGAGATAACCCTATAGGGTACCTTTTCATGTATGTATTCCCCGAGCCATACGAAAAAGGAATAGTTGGAATGGTGGACCTGTATTACGTCCACATCGACTATCGAAAATCA